CAGCTACGAGGACGCAAACGGAGAAATCAAAAATCTGGTCAAGGAGTTTTCCTGCGAGGTAATGCCCGCGATGGGTCCGGGCGAAGGCATCGATTCCGAACCCGCCGTTCCGGCAAACGCGGGCGCCTCTTCCCCGCCGCTCTGGTGGATTCTCGGTGGAATCGGAGGATTAGCCGCTATAATTATCGTATTGGTCATCCTGCTTAAAAAACGGAAAGCAAAGAAGCTGAAGCAGCTGGAGCAAAGCGACGATTACGATGACCTTCCCATAGAAGCCGGTCAGCCGTTCAATGAGGAAAGGCTATGAAATGGAAAGACATGCTTTCAATGGCGCTCGGCAATCTGTTCAAGCGTAAGGTCAGAACCCTTCTGACGGTGATGGGCGTTGTGATCGGAACCTGCGCTATTGTCGTCATGATGTCGTTCGGCATCGGGATCAAGCAGTCCATGGAAACCATGATGCAGAACATGGGCGACCTGACGGTTATCACGATCAACAATGAGTCCCAGACTCCGGATTCGGCGGCGCTGGATGACAAAACTCTGGAACAGGTAAAAGCCATAAAGGATGTTGTGGCTGTCACTCCCGTCTTTTACCTTGACCCTTCCGCCGTTACCATTAAAAGCCGGAAATACAGCTATCAGGGAATGATTTACGGCGTTTCGATGAGTGCGCTGAAAGAATTCGGGTATCAGGCGGAAACCGGAACGCTCCCGGCGGAAGGAGCCCCGGAAACGACCATTTTGTTTGGCAAGGACGCGGAATATGATTTTATCGACAGCCAGAAATCCAGCAACAACATGATTTTTCCGCAGGCCGATAAAAACGGCAAGATGCCCGATCCTTATGTTTCCGCCCTCACCGACAAATTTCAGGCCGAGATCAACCTGCCGGAGGACTCCACCGCGAAAACCAAGCCGATCAAGCTTCAATGCGTCGGTACTTTGGTGGAAGACTGGGGAAAGAATCCCTCCCCCAGCCATTCCGTTTTTATGGACGTCGCCCTTGCGAAGCAGCTCCGGGATAAATACAACAAGCTGAACAATATCAAAAAGGACCCCAACAAAAAAGACGGATACGACAGCGCAAGCGTGAAGGTCGCTTCCGTTGAGGCTGTCCCGGACGCGGAGAAGGCAATACAGGATATGGGATTCTCCACCTACAGTATGGAAAGCGTCCGCAAACCGCTTGAGGAGCAGATGAGAACCATTCAGATGATTCTGGGCGGCCTTGGCGCGATCTCGCTTCTGGTGGCGGCCCTGGGGATTACAAACACCATGATTATGTCCATCTACGAAAGAACCCGTGAAATCGGCATCATGAAGGTACTCGGCTGTGTCGTTCGGAATGTCCGCACCATGTTTCTGGTTGAAGCCGGAGCCATCGGGTTTATGGGCGGCGCCATCGGGATTGCACAGAGCTACGCGATCTCTTTTCTGATCAACACCCTGTACGCCGCGCAGAACGCGGGCGGCGGGGATGCAATGGGAGCCGCGGCCGGAGGCGCCGCTCAGATCTCCATCATTCCGGTCTGGCTGGCGCTGGGCGCACTTGTCTTCTCCACCATGGTCGGTCTGGTTTCCGGATTCCATCCCGCGAACCGGGCCGTCAAAATCAGCGCGCTGACCGCGATCAAGCAGGAATAGCGGCAACCCTCCCCGAAAATCGGGGAGGGTTTGTCAAATAAAAAATAATTATTTTTTTGTCGTTTATCTGTTGACAAGTAACGGCCTTTTCAGTATAATGATATTCGTTGTCCACGGTAAATGGCTCGGTAGTTCAGCTGGTTAGAACGCTAGCCTGTCACGCTAGAGGTCGTCGGTTCGATCCCGATCCGAGTCGCCATTTGCTGCTATGGCTCAGTTGGCAGAGCACATCCTTGGTAAGGATGAGGTCATGCGTTCGAATCGCATTAGCAGCTCCATAAAATCCCCAGTATCCATGCGGATTCTGGGGATTTTTGCTGTCCAAATATATTTTTATAACAAGGGCATTTTGGGGGCGTTTTGACTACTATCAGGTAGTCAAAACGTAGTCAGATTAAGCGTATAGAATTACATATATTATATGTAATAAAACATTATATAGTTGTCCACTAAAAATAAAAGAGGGCATCGGAAATTAATCCGATGCCCTTTCATTATATTTATTCCGTTTTCTCGCTCCCGAACAGCGCTTATGCCAAAATTGTTTTCGGCAGCACAAATACCGCCGCCTCTACCGCGCCGGATATGATCTTTTCGACATCCGGTGTGATTTCAACATTCGCAGCCGTCAGATAATCTTTGACAAGCTGTACTGCTGTAATCTTTCTCTGTTCCGGCGTGATCTGATTGGATTTTTTCATTTGCTCTGCGGCGCCAACGCTTTTCTGTGCCAGTTCAATAACCTTATCCACTATTGCGATGCCGGGCAATCCCGGAAGCGCGGCCTGAACGCCGTCGAGGATGGTATCCGCCGTTATCAGTCCAGCCTGTGCCGAATCAATGATCTGGTCTGTGTTTACTCCTTTCTTTTTCAGCAACGGGATGAGCACCGCAGAAGCGAGAACCATTCCGCCAACAGTTCCGACGATTAACATGAGAATTTCAAAATTACTCATATGTACCTCTTTCCGCCCGTGTGGGCATTTTATTTCATGTGAGCAATGAATTGCTTCACATCATTGACGTAGATACCTGCTGCCGTCCCTGACGCGCCAAAACCAACCAGGTAATAAAAATAGTCATTGCCAGACTGATAGCGCGGAAGGACAGCTACAACACCGCCCGTACCTGCATTTACCTTCGGCGCGGATTTCGCGGTCACTTTCAGCTGATAGCTTCCACCGCGGTCAAGTATAACATCGGTTGTTGTATCGGATTTGAAATCTGCTTGCGATCCGATGTATTCCAGCCACGGGGGTTTAAACCAGTACGTCCAGGGACGATCTTTCACGCGAGTTTTTACCACGCCGTAAGCTGTCCCGCGTGCCTCAATAGCATACCCACCGCCGATATATACTCCGAAATGGCCGTTCATGTGCAAGCAGATACCGGGAACTTCCGGCAAGGTGGAAATCGGTCCCTTTTCGGTTGAACGATTGAAAGCACCATTCGCGGAAGTATCGTAATCGGTGCGGTACCCGGAATGCGGATTGTCCCCATACTTGTCGGTGAACAGGTACCATTTCAGCAAGCCGATGCAATCCGTCACCGGTTTGCCCAGCCATTTTTCACCAATGGTCCGCATCTGGCCGCCAGCAAGATTATCATCCGGATACCGGGCGGCGCACTGGTTCAGCAGCGATACCGTACAGATATCACCGAATGTCCCGTAGACATAACCGGATCCGGCGGCAAGCGCCTGTTTTGCAAATACCACAAAGCCCAAATTTGTTTTGCTCATGCCGTTTTCTCTCCTCCTTCTAAATCTTTAATCCGGTAGTTGGCAACGTCAATCTTTTCATCCACTGTATCAAGCCTCCCCTCGATTTTGAATACCCGCTCTACCACCGAATTGTGTTTGTCCACTTTCTTTTCAAGCTGCTCAATCCGATAATTTGTAAGCTTGTTTGCCGTCATGATGCCGCCGAAGGTTCCTAATATGGTGCCGGCCAATGATAATAATCCTACTATGATTACATCAGACATTATTGCATCTCCTAAAAAATTAAGCAGGAAGCATTTGCTCCCTGCTCTTTTATGTAGTTTGGAAATCCGCCCCAGTGATCGTTTGAAACTGCTCCGGCGTGATCTGGCCGTATGGAATGCTGTCCGTCTTTACGGCCTGCCGGAGCTGATCGATCGTTACCCACTTGCGGGTAAAAGCAAGTGACCAAAATGCCATCAGGATGCGCCTCCTTTCGCCGCGATATTTTCAAGCTGCAACTGTGCAACGGTCGCGCCCAGCGTGTCCACTGTGGAGTTAAGCTGCATGGTCTGTAACTGGACATCAGCAAGGGTCTGGCCTAAGATATCCATCTCTGACGGTTGCTGCGCTGCTTCATCCGCTGCGGCCTGATCGGCAATGATCTGGTTGATATGGTTCTGTGCTCTCTCCTCGACGGTTTCTCCGGGATATATATTTGCGTATATCCCTTCTTGAACAAGATATAGGCCGCCATCTTTTAGCACTCTGTAGCCAGTGTTGGTAAGTTGATAAGTGTAGTTTGGCATCTTCATTCCTCCTTAATTTTTAAATTTTGTCCATGAAATTCCGTCGCCCAAGTATGTAGGATATTCCTGATATTTTCCATGCTTGTAAATCCATGCGTTTCTGATACCGGTCCTGAAAAATACATTTTTGTTTATGTAGAACTTTACAAGATTCGTATTGTCTTCCAATAGAATTGCCAAGGTATTCTCCGGTAATTCTTCCGACTCATACACATACCCCGATAGTTTAGAACCGCCTGATTGAGTGAATATCACCATATCGTCAAGCTTTTCGTAATGGATAGAATTGATAGCCTGATGCTCTGTGGCCCCTCTCGTTTCTTGCGCCCAAATGTTATTAAACATATCATAGATATAGTTGGGAGTGTCCTCGCTCTTTCCGAAGAATCGAATAATGCTATCAAATTGCACTCCTTTTACTGCATCTAACGATCCTGGACATTCTGCTGACATAGTAACAGAACCAGAAAACAAATCGTAAATAAAAAGGTGACTATTATCTTTTGCAAAATCAATAATAAAAAATTTTTGGCTATACAAAAATAAAGACGATGATATTCCATAATTAAAATATGATGAACTGGATGTTGTTGTAATTTGTAACTTTGTCAACATACTATTTGTTACATCGAAATCCATTGCTATTATGGAATAGACTCCACCTTTGTTATAGTGAGATAAAATATAAAAGTGATTAAGTGCCGGATTATAAATAACTTCTTCAGCACACCAAGAAAAACCTATTTCGCTTATTCCGAAAATTTCATCAAAATAGGCTATACAATTAAGTACGAGTGTGCTGCCATCGTCAACAAGACCCAGTATATGGGCCTTGATTTCTTTATTGCTAGCTGTAAATGTACCAAGAACGTATGCATAAATCATATTAGAATCAGGGTGTACAAACAAAAGCGGCATGTCCCCTTGTGATGGCGTATACATATCAGTAGGTCTATATATCTTATAGGCGGAGCTCGTATGAACAAGTCCAGTAACAGTATTATATGAGTATGCAATGTAGTAAATATAACTTGAGTCTCGATTTGAACATACCACGGAGTATATAATATCGCCACTTCTTACAATATGTCCGCCTAAAGAAACAGTTGTCTTAGATTCGTCGTAAATACTCTTCGTTAATACCGCGGTACGCACTCCGGTCGCTTCATCAATTTTATACAATATAAACTGCGATTCTGATTTGTCTACAACATAGATATAACCGTTATAGCGGATGATGAAACTGGAAGTCCCGTCCCTTGACGTAACCCCGTCAGGCAACGAGTCGGTGGTATCGCCACGCCATTCCCCGGAGATATTGAACTGATATTTTGTTACGATGTCATCGTACTTATCTGTTGTCAGAAGGGCAAGACCATCAAACTTTGTGGCTGGCAATTGCGATTGGCAGTAAATATTCAGGTCTGTTTTGAGTTTCCCGCCCCCGCCCTGCGCTGTATTAATAATCACGATACATCCCCCCTGATGGTTACTGCGATCGGTATGTCAATCTCCGGCTTATCCCCGTCCGCAAGCAATGTGATGCTGTCCGTACTCTGCCCGCCGCCGCGTATCAGAGCAGCCCGCCACGCCGCCCACTGCGCCGCTGTCGCGTCTGTTGTCGGTTGTACCTCAATACGAGTAGGCTCGGATTTTGCCCCTGTCACGCTGACAGTGATGCTGTACGGGGCTGCGCTGCCGGTCCAACCGGATGCCGGGAGGGTTGCGGTGGCGAGGGTGGATTTGGTGGCGGCGGCGTTTGCTTTATCTTCCACTTCTTTCATTTTTGTGTCGATGATGTCCATGTTACCGTTTGGTACTTTGACATCGTAATATTCGTTCTCTTCCGGCTTTGTCAGTTCATAATTCACCGTTTTATTCAAGGTTTATTCCCTCCCCGTTCCTGATGTTATCATAGGTAAACTGTGCCAGCTGGGCGTGAGTATATCTTTTCAGCTGGGCATGTGTGATAAAGGTGTAAATATAGACAAATGCCAGATGTGCCGGTTTGATTTCCTCAATGGCCGCTGTCAGGTCATCCATATTAGGCGGAATCCCCAATGTACCGATAAATTTTATGTCAAACCGGTATTCTGCAGCGTGTTCATCCACATCCACAATACCATTGGAAAAGCTCTCTGCTACATTTTTAATCATGGCTTTTGTGGTAACGCCCTGCGACCGGAGCTTGCTTTCGATCCGGCTTCTGCGAAATTCAACCGGTTTCGACACGTCGGTTGTCAGCGCCAGCGCCTTTTCCCATATGGCCAGTCCCCATGTCGCGGTCCTGACATTAAGTTGCAGCAGCAGATCATCCTTTGCGTCCATCAGCTTCTGCACCTGCTTATTCAGCGCCGCCTGAATCTGTATATCCGGGTCACTGCCTTTGTAGTTTGGAGGCAGCATATCAATCAAGGTCATCAGCTGACCACCACCGTTCCAAGTACCGGCACCTGATCCGCCGCAACGGAAATGTTTGCGGTACCGTCATTTACCGTCAGGCTGGTGTAATCGGTAACGCTTTCAATTCCGAGAAGAATATAGGCGATCTGATTGAAAAGCACCTGGTATTTTATAAATGCAATACTTTTCAGATAAGCATCCAGTTTTTCAGCGAATTCTTCCTGCACCGCTTCCAATGTAGTATTTGATTCAATAGTGACGGCCGCCGTTACATTGATTTGCAGCGCTACGGCGCTCTGTACGATGATTCCATCCGGTCCCGGTCCTATCGGCCTGACCTCTTCAATGTGCGCGGCGCAAGCGAAAACAACTTCGCTGCTCACCGGCTGTTTATCCGGCCCGACAACCATCACCCCCACTGTTCCCGGGCCGTTTAAAAGTGGCGTGACTTTTACCGCCCCGACCCCATTCACTTCCAGCGCCCATTGCTCATAATGATGCACGTTCCCGCTGGTGGCCGGTTTTTGCAGATAATTGTAATATCTTTCTACAAGGCTTTTATCGCTTTCCGGATCCGTTCCTCCGGCCGCCGCAGCGGAATTTGTCACAGCCGACAATCCGCTGATGCTCTTATATTGATTTCCGATGCTTCCGACCGGCACATTGTAGGCTTCCCCGACTTCAACAGCATTCACCGTTGCGGCGGCGCTGCCGGAAACAATCGTAACCGCTCCGGCCGTTTCAAATTCAAATCCGTCAAGCGTCAGGAATATTGTTCCCGCCGGAATTACCGTTCCGTCTATGCCGGTAAAAGTAAGCTCCGCGTGTGCTTTGGTTCCCGGCTTCCGGACAATCCCACGTTCCTTACACCGCTTGTCAATGTATTCTCCGGATGTTTCGTCAATATAGGCAATCGGCACTAAGGCATTCATAGCCTGATAGTTTTTCCAGATTTGCACGGCGACCGGCCCAACCAGATTATTGGTATAGCTTCCTTCCCTTGTATCAATATTGGTAAGGTCTGAGAATACTTCTTCTTTGATGCTTTCCGGCGTTATATCCTCATACACTGACATTGACCTCCTCACTTAATTGTACATCCCCGTAAACCGTGACCATCGTCCCGGATACTGTCAGCACGTCGTCGGTGAAATCCACCGCCGCGTTCCTGATATCGGTTATGTACGGATTGACCAACAGGCATTCCCGAACGTACCGTACCCCCTCCGCTTGCTTCAGCTCATCGGAATAGTTTTGCCCTATCAATGATTCCGCTTCGTTCCCGTAGGCCCAGGTATAGATTTCATAACGGAACCGCGGCGTGTGCAGGGCGTTCCACGCCCACACAATCACGGCTTCTTTTCCCTCAACCATGACCGGATTCCCGTTTTTCCAGATCGGCCGGTTTTCTTTAAAATTCCA